CGCATCTTCTTATCAAAGGCACGATAATCTCCATCAAACAAACGATCTAGTCCAAACTTAGTTAGTTGTCTATATAATTCATTCCACTCTGGAGATTGAGCTATAAGACCTGGACAACCTTCGAAAACACTGTGATTCAACTGCATTAATCTGATAACACCTAAAAATAATTGTCTCACTATAATTGAGAAGTCAATAGGTGACGCTGAAAAAATACGTGACTTTCCGGATTTGAGTTTCTTTAAAGAGACTGCTTCATCCTTTACACAACAGTTGAAAATTGGGCTAGCCCTCTTTCCACTATTGTATAATAATCGAATTTCATCTGTCCTATTCATAATCTCAGGAACGAATGTTATCGGATCAGTGTTCACCTCTGTGGCTGGTAAAAACTCGATAAACTTCTTCTTTGTTGTCATCCATGGAAAACCTGCACTAGTGGACCGAGGTATTGCATCACAAAATGCTATACCATCGGCACCATTGATTGCTACTTCCAAAGGCACAGGATGCACCATTGAAGTTATTGTCTCCATTGATATGGATCGGAAAATATCTTGCAGGTAACCCTTCTTAGCCATCTCCAAATGAATTGGATTAATTTTAGCTTCAAAGTGTGTACTAGCATCCAACGATATATACCACGGTTTGTATGTATCTAATTCTGGTTTAAAGGCAGTCTGCTTATATCCGTTCTTAAGAAAGTAATCTTTGAGTAGATGATCAGTAACTTTAGATTTACTATGTGCACGAGGCACATTTACTGATCCATACACTCGCAAAATAGCATTCTCAAGATATCTCACTGGACTCTTTCGATGTATTTGCGAATGTAATACTACTTTTCTACTGTCACTAGACAGATCACGCTTACAATCCGACAAAACACCAAATTCACCATCATATCTGTCCAACAAAGGTTGTAAAACATCTAAATACAATGAATGACAATAACCTAAACTATAGTCACTTCTATCGATAATAGGTTCCCAGGGTTCCAAC